TAACAAACAGAAGACGGTGCAGAACAACTGACTCAACAAGGTGCTGAGGAGGCAACTGATGAAGCCGCCCAGAAACAAACAGAACAAGCTGCTGAGTGTGCTACAAATCAGGCCGCAGATGAGGCAAGTCAACAGGCAGCACAAGATACATCAGAGAACATAAACGTTGGAACGAATAATGCAAACGTTGCAACCAATAATGCAAATGAAAACTATAATTCTAATTTATCAAACAATAGTTTGAAGTCTGATAGGCGATTGAAGACAAATATTAAATATTTAGGTGAATAAAATGGCATTTACATGGCGTCCTATTGAAAAAAATACAAAAATATTATTTAAAGAACTAAATGATTTACGATACGCTGCAGACCTGTTAGATGATACTGCCGCCAACATAGCTTTACATGCTGAAAACGCTGATCTATATGCTGATCAAGTTGGTGAAGATGTTGCAGTTGATACTTCCGTACAGACAGGTGAACAAGCAGCCGAAGACAATGGTGATGAAGTGGCCCAACAGTCAGGCGATCAGGTAAGTCAAGACAGTTCTGAACTGGTAAATCTTGGCGCAGAGAAAGCTGGTAATGACGGTGCTCAAGAAGTAGGTCAAGACAGTTCTGAACTTGCAGGTAATGACGGTGCTCAAGAAGCGGGTCAAGACAGTGCTGAGAACCCAAGTTTTGACGGTGCTCAAGAAGCGGGTCAAGACAGTGCTGAGAATCCGAGTAATGATGCCGCACAAGAAGCAGGACAGGACAGTTCTGAACTTTTAGGTAATGACGGTGCTCAAGAAGCAGGCCAGGACAGCGCAGAGAATCCAAGCAACGAAGGTTCTGAACTTGCAAGTAATGACGGTGCTCAACAAGCAGGACAGGACAGCGCAGAGAACCCGAGTAATGATGCTGCTCAATTAGGTGGTAACGATGGTTCACAGAAAGCAAATCTTGGATCACAAGATGCTCAGAATACAGGCGTTAATGCTAATCAAGTGCCTAACAATGGTTATAACGGAAACCGAACTAACCAATCGAATTCAGATAGAAGATTGAAGAAAAATATAATGTACATATAAGGAAATAATATGGAAGAAAATCAAATTGTTGAATCAATTTTAAACAAGACGTTTTTCCCGGCATGGAAAAATGCCGCCTGGAAAGAAAACAAAGAAATGGAACTTTTCAAAACGATAGAATTTATGGTGAGTGCCCATTGTGACCAAGCATGTAAGTATTGTTATTATAGGAAATATGGTAAGTATACATATCCGGCAGCAATCGCAAAACCAAAACTTGTCATTGAAAACGCTCGTATGATATTGAACTGGTTAGAAGAAAACGAATATTATCCAGAATTTAATTTATTCTCAGGTGAAATCTTTGCTCAGAAAGCCGGAATTGAAGTTATAAAACTTGTCTCTGATTTTCATAAAAGAACAGGCCATGTTTCGGGATGTACGATACCAACTAACATGAGTTTTCTTTTTGATGAAAAGAAAACAGAAATGGTCACAAAACTTATCAATGACGGCCACGAAGCAGGGTTTCATATGCATTTATCAGCATCAGTAGACGGTAAATATTGTGATGTCAACCGCCCGTTTAAAGATAAAAGAATAAAAACAGATGAATGGTATGAAAAGTTTTTCGACTTTGTTGCAGAACACCATGTCGGCTTACACCCGATGGTATATAGTAAAGAGATTCAACACTGGCGAAAGAATTTTGATTGGTTCCAAGAACATCTTGCAAAAAGGAATTTGGGCTGGAAACAACCATATCTTTTAGAGGTAAGAAACGAAGAATGGACAGAGCCAGAACTAAACGAATTTTATAAATTCATTCAGTATGTTGTTGGTTACGGTTGGAAGAAAGCAAAAGAGGAAGGTGTTTTGCCTCATAGTTTTCCACAATATTGTCATGAGAATAAACTATTTAATCTGATGACTATTTTCGGCTCAGTGGGACGCGGTACATCTTGTTCAATTCAGACAACGGTACAGATAAGATTAGGTGATATGAAACATGTTCTATGCCACCGGGCAGCATATAGACCACATGAACTATGGAAATTTACTCACGCAGATGGTAAGATAACTGGAATTGAGGCAATCAACACAGCCGGTTTTATATCATGGATCGCTGCTGATTCTAAAACATTTCCAATGTGTGAGTGTTGTCCAATAAATTCGTTTTGTATTGGTCAATGTTGGGGTTCAATGTTCGAATCTAACAAAGATCACTTTGTTCCTATTCCGTCTGTATGTGCTTTAGAACATATAAAGCTGAAAGCCGTACTTGACACCGTACATAAGTTGAATCTACATACATATTTTTATGATCACACCAATAAACTTCAAAAAAACTATATGAAGATGCATTGGCAAAGATATAAAGGAGAAAATCTATGATTAAGAAAATTGTTACATCAATCGATCATTTTCTAAAAACACATGAAAGTGAGTTTGAAGATGTTAGAAAGAATTTCAATGATGTTATTGCTGGAATTGAGTTGTTAAATGCCGACAAGCCTATTGAAAATATCGAGAGTATTATAAACGAATCAAAAGAAGTTATGAAGGGTCAGATGAACAATTTTCTTGATGTTCCATTATCAAAAGAGTATCTGCATTTTTTCACAGCTTTATCAAAACTTATATACAACTTCAACATCAACACCGTAGATGACCCTGATCTATCCTTGTTTTGTAAATTTTCTAACAAGGTTGTAGAATTGATAAGTTTCTCTAAAGTCGTTATTGAAATTGAGAAGAAAGCAAATATTGTTATTCAACAATGGAAAAATTTCAATCCGCCGGCCCTGTCTATAAGTAGAGCATTATTAGAGGAAGTTCTGAAGGACGAGTAATTTTATAAATAGTATAGGGGTAATAAATGAAAATATTTGGATTTAACATCAACCGTCAGGACGAGGAATTAGAGATCAACAAACAGATCGATGAATCGATTCCCGCCTTTATAAACAAAGGTGATCACAGTGCGTCAAAGAAGGTAATAGATGCCGAACGTGGTGAAGGCTGGGAACATGTTCAGAACATACCGGGCGCAGATAAACTGGTCCTCGGCACCTTTAATTCGTTCTATTCAAAATACATTAACAAATGGTTTGAAAATGAACGAGATAAGATATTAGAATATCGGGACATGGCAAACTATGCTGAAATTGCTGATGTTATTGAAGATGCCACAAACGAATCAACACAGACTGATCATGAAGACAGGTTGATACATCTTAATATCATTGATGCCAAGACAGCTGAAAACGAAAATATAGTTGATAACCTCGAAAAGGAATTTGACAATCTATTCAATAGTCAGATCGAAGATTTCCCAGAAAGATTATGGGATATGATCAGATCATATTATATCGATGGACGTGTATTCTACGAACGTGTTATAAACAGAAATAATATGAAAAAGGGCATTGTCAATATAAAGAAATTGCCTTCTGAGACAGTTGACTATCTATATGATCCGACCACTGGTAAGATTATGTTTTTCTTCCAATATTTAAAGGTCAGTGGTACTATGGCAAGACCTAAGAGTCTGGAAGAAGCACAGAAAGACCCTAACGTTATTATATTTAACCCCGAGCAGATTGGTTTTATCAATTACGGTATTTACGGCAAAACCAAAATGGAGATTTTTGGTTATCTTGAAAAGGTTAAAATACCATACAATCAATTAAAACTGCTTGAGACATCAGTCGTAATTTACAGATTGATCAGAGCACCCGAGAGACTTGTGTTTAGAATTGACACAGGAAACATGCCTCGTGATAAAGCCCTTAAATATACAGAGAAAATTAAACAGAAACTAAGTAAGAAACAAACCTATGATCCCGCAACTGGCCAGTTGTCTATGGAACCAGAAGTCTTCTCGATGTTAGAGAATTTCTATCTGCCACAGTCTGCTGATGGTCGTGGTTCACAGATTGATTCCATCGGCGGCAACGCATCTGGTTTCGCAGAACTCGATGACATTTACTACTTCGCACGTAAGATGTACCGATCATTGAAGTATCCTATGTCTCGTGTCCAAGCTGGTGAGGAGAAACGGTCAGGTGATATCATGTTCGGCGGCAGTCAAACAGGTGAGATCACTCGTGATGAAGTCAAATGGGCTAAGTTCTTAGAGAGACAACAGGATAAATTCTGTAAAGAACTGACAAAAATGTTTCTATTACATCTCGAATTCAAAGGTCTTAAACAATTATATGAACTTGATGAAAAGAAAATTAAAATCAGTTTGAATTCACCATCAAATTACAAAGAACAAATGGAACAGAATTTCTTAGAGAGCCGGTACAACAACTATCAAGCACTTGCAGACAGATCAGAAATTTCTAAATATTTCTTAATGAAACGTTTCTTGAAATGGTCGGAAGATGATATTCAAGAAAACGTAAAGGGATTGAAGAAAGATAAAGAGTTAGGTTTTGTAGACGAGGATGGCGGTGGCGGCTTTTCTGATAGAAGATTGAAAGAAAACATAGTGTTTATATAAATATAAATAGAATAAAACATTTGTATTATGGAGGGCTTTAACATGCCAGTAGATAAAGAAAAAATCCGTCAGGCTCTTGATCACTTTGAGAATGATGAGTATACAGAAGCACAAGACATCTTAAAAGGCGAGATCGCTAAACACCGGGATGAATGGTTAGCCGATAAGCTTGAATTGGAAGGCACAGACAGTGACGATGAAGACGAAGATGATGAAGACGAAGATGATGAAGACGAAGATGATGAAGACGAAGATGATGAAGACGAAGATGATCTCGGAGAAGACCGGCACCCAGCATTAGGGGGTTCCCCGGACCGGGCTGAAAGATCAAGAGAGTACGATGCTGCCGCCAGGGAGTCGAAAAAAAGACACGAAGAAGCGAAAAAAAGAATGGAACAACAGCGAACAAAAGCAAAAAAAGCATAAAAAGAGGAAAACAACATGAAACTGATTACCGAAATGTCTTATGACCTACAACTTTCAGAGTCAAAGGCCAAAGGCGCACATATTGTTGGTGTATTTAGTTCAG